CGCACCAGGGTGCGTCATTTCAAATCGTTACTGGTATCTGACCCCGAAGAATTGAAATGTCCCATTTTAATTCTTCGTTGGTTTAAATGTCCAAAGGTGTAAAAAAAGGAATCCGAACCGCCTATTTATACCAGTGAAGATGTTCGGTTAAATAACATATTCCTTTTCCACCAAATCAATATTCAATCCATATCTACGAACTTCCGATTCATCCAATTTCGCGGCGTCGAGAGGATTCACTAAGAACTGACTGAAAATCGGATATTTCAATTGGTCTTTCGGCGTATGTGAATGGACATTTCGCGCAATCATTTTATACAATTTGAATCCAGGATACCTCTCCTCTCCACTTCGTCTGTACATAATATTTTTGCCGCTATCATCCAGACACCATCTATATATGGTTTCTTGAAATGCATCTCGCGGTTCGTCCTCGTCCTGCAGAATGAAATCGTAAATGGATGTTCCTAATCGACAGAGATCAAAACTCAAATTCGGTTCGACTCTCGGTTTCTTGTCGTTGAAATACGGTTCTGTATTGTATTGCGAATGTGCATCCCCCTTCGGCGCAAAACTATCACTGCAATATATCTTGTCTTTGAATCGGTAAATGGCGCGACCGAAATCGATGATTTTGAATATTTTGCCATAAGTCGGCACCTTGTAGAATTGATTATTGTACTTGTAATAGAGGTATTCAATATCGGTGTTGATATACATAATATTGTTCGTATGGAGGTCGTTATGAGTAAAGTGGAATGCTTTTTGGAACGCAATGAGCGCCATAATCACTTGCATTAAATAGGCGGCGCCATTTGTATCGTCGATTTCGTGGCGCAGAAATAGACTATCCAGTGTATTCGTGCATTTTTCTAGGAAAATCAAATTGGCTGGGAAATTTTCGATATATGCAAATGCTTCGTGTTCCAAGGACGAAATTGACGACGAGTCCTCATCCTCCTCAGAATCTGCATCTTCTTTTTGTTGCTCTTCTTCCTCTTCCTCCTCGTTGCATTCGTCAGAAGATGTACTTTTAGAATCGTCGGAATCTTCTTTATCAGAAGACGGAGAGGATTCGGCTTCCTCTTGTTTCGAAATTTCATATTCGCATAAAATCTCTTCCGTTCCACCAACCTCTTCCGAACTAGGCAAATCCATTACTTCCAAAATATCGACCCCCAATTCAGCGGCATTCAATTCCTCCTCTAAAACAAGCCGTTTCTTATTTGCCCGAGAACCAATCCCGGTGAAATCGTCGAATGTATCCATCTCGCAACAAATAGTGACCCCTTTTCCAATATTGTCCATAAAATAATTCGACTGATACAAATATTCCAAGTCGTCCGTAACCGTCGCTTTAAATACTTTTTGGATTGCCAGGTAAGACCCGTAGAAATCAATTGCATTTAGCATATTGTGTTTGTGTTTTAATTGACTACTCAGATAGGAAAAAAACCCATCGACATAAGAGGCGTTTTGTTTATCGGCGATTTTCGCAAAACAGTCTGCTGGCTGATTTTGGATTGTCGGAAGACTACGAATATTTTTTGCGGTTTGGTACTTTCCTACTAAATAATGGATCGGGTCGAGGAGAGGCGAACATTTGACAAAATAGTCCAAAGATTTGTTATTGTCTTTATCATTGTCTTTGTCCGTTCGGATAAGCGGAGAATCTAAATAGTATTTATGATTGAGTCCAATGCGATTGTAGTTGGACTCATTCAACACGAAAAAATCGCTGTAAATTGGGTTGAAAGATTGGATTTCGGATACATTGAACGGGTTGTAATTATTTGCAATATCGTATTCGGTCGGTTCATATTGTTTTGCTAAACCGTCGATATCAAGAGGCTGGATTTTTCTATAATTGATTTCAATATGATTGTGACTCGCAGACATTTATTGGTGGAGGATACTTATATTTAGGACGAAAGAACTATTTACTAGGTATTCAACGAGAGGAGGATAAGAGGGTACGACCAACTGTCGCTAAAATAGTGTTTAAAAATTATCTATTTATTGTAACATCTTTGCATTCAGTCATCTACACCACCATAACAAGCAAATGAATCTAGATTTGAAAAAATTCGATATGCGTTGGATCACTTTCCATCCAAATGAAAATAAAGGACCAGTTATCGTGCTAATTGGCCGGCGCGATACCGGCAAATCGTTTTTGGTAAAGGATTTGCTGTATCACCACCAAGATATTCCCGTCGGTTTAGTCATATCGGGAACAGAAATCGTCAATAATTTTTATTCTCAAATTGTACCTAAACTGTTCATCCATCAAAAATACAATACGATATTGATTGACAAAATTCTGAGAAGACAGCACCAAGTTGTCAAGAAATTCAATTCGGAAATGGAGACTTATAAGCGTGCAACCATCGACCCCCGCGCATTTGTCATATTAGATGATTGTCTATACGACGCCAGTTGGGCGCGCGATGAATTGATGCGGATGCTTTTTATGAACGGGCGACATTGGAAAGTGATGTTGATTATCACTATGCAGTATCCTCTCGGTGTGCCTCCTGCACTTCGGACAAATATCGATTATGTATTTATTCTGAGAGAACCGACTTTAGGAAATCGTCGCCGTATTTGGGAGAATTATGCGAGTATGTTTCCCACCTTGGAACTCTTCTGTTCCGTGATGGACCAGACCACCGAGAATTATGAGTGCTTGGTTATCCATAACAACTCAAAATCCAGCAAAATCAATGAGCAGATATATTGGTACAAAGCCGAAAATCGTCCCTCGTTCAAATTAGGAAGCAAAGAATTCTGGGAGAAATCGAAAGAATTGTGCAGTGATGATGAGGATGAGTTTGATGCGAGCAAGGCGAAAAAGAAGGCGGGACCACAAGTGACGGTGAAGAAGTCTAAATGGTAGAGGGAACCAAGGTTCCCTCTTACACCCTCCTTTTTACGGGGTCGCGTTGCTCCCCCGTGGGGCCGCTTCGCGGCCCATTATATGGTTCCTTTATGGATATCCTCCAAATAATATTATTGCTTGGATTTCTCGGTTAAGAGGGGTAGAGGGTGGCACTTCATATTGGCGGTCCTCCTTCTGAAAATATTATTAGAATATTATCTAATCCAATAATATTTTGCTGTTGTATCTTCCTCTCTCTCAATTACCAATCTCCGCCCCAGAATAATCTATCCAGTCATTCAAAGTAAAAAACACAAAATCATCCGGCAAAATCCAATCTTTATAGACAAATTGGTCGTGTTCTTCTCGCCTCTCAATCCTTTTTACTGTAGTACTCCAGTTTTTATGAGTAAATTCTTTACTCATAATTTTCAAAAACTCCTCTTCCGTATGTTCTCCACTCGGATTACTGCCTATTCCGTCATATAAAATTTTCATATCTGAATTATATTTGCATATCCAAAAAACTTTATATTATTTGTTCCTAAGTCGGATAAGAGAAGCAGTTCAATACAACCGAGCAAGAACACATTTGCACAATAACTCGATTTGCCTTCACATCCGGTTCGATTTCCACCCCAACTCTATTACCACTCAACGCATTTATATCATCGTCTTGATTTTGTTTTTGGTCTTTGTTTTCCGGTAGTGGAGAGGACGATTCTGATTCAGGCATACCCTATATATCTTCACAACACAAATACTTACTGATTCCCCGCCCTCTCCAACGCCTCTCTCAACTGCTGAGCGTGAGCATCTGTATTGTCTGTCTCCGCCGCCTCTCTTTCATCGAAATTCACGAGGTCCTTGACTCCAATTAAATTGCCCGACTCATCAATCGTTTGTGTCAATACATTACCACTCTTCTTCGCCAACTCGATATTATCCATAATCGCCTTCTTTTTCGCATCCTTCACCCTCTGGTCGAACGCCTGTTTAGCGCGTTCTTCATTCTTCAACTTCTCATTATGCAGTTGATTCAACTCCTCCTCCATAAACTCCACACGACCCGTCTTGTAAGCATCGGGGTCCCAAGGAATCCACATACCCACTGGACCCACAAAAATATCGTGATTTGGATCGACTTCTCGCAGTTTTTTGCAGCGGATTTCGGCCTCTTCCTGTGTATTATAAACACCTCGGACTTTCAATCCTCTCGTCGATGTCTGGAATGCGTGTTCGCGGTTGAATCGGAGATTTAGCGAATCTTCGTTTTTGTCGCAAAAAGTTCGGAAGTGTGATTCAAATTCCTCCTCTCTCAACTTCTGTTCCTCAGATTTAGCATATTCATTAAAGTCTTCCGTCAAGTCTTCTATTTTAATGGTGTATTTGTATGCAATGAAATTTAGGAAATCGCCGAATTTAGACATTGTTTTGCTGAACTCCCATTGCTTAATAAATTCGTCGAATAAGAACCCTTCGCGTTTCTTTAGGATGTTTTCGGGAGAGACGAAACTGAGACAGGCGAACTTTTGACCAGCAATCGGCGTATCCTCGTCGCACAAATCAACATATTTAGGATTCGCTTTTCCATTGGAAAGATTTTTTCGTTCGAATGATTGTTTTTGAGAAGATGACATTTTAGGCAGGTCTTGGTATGAAACATATTTAGGATTAGCGGTTTAAATGGTTTAAATTGTCAATATATTCTGCATTGAAACATCCCCCATCCTCTAATTGTTTTGTTATATTATAATATACTTTAACGAAATGAGCGTCGTAAATTTTGGAGAACTTGTTCGCCGAGCAATTAAGTACATTATTGAAGGTCTTGTAGTTGCTATTGCAGCATACGCTATTCCCAAGGTTGGAAAACTAAGTACAGAAGAAATCGTCATCATTGCTTTGACCGCCGCCGCCACCTTCGCTGTGTTGGATGTGTTCGTTCCTGCAATGGGCTCATCTGCCAGAAACGGTGCTGGGTTAGGCATTGGTCTTAACCTTGTCCGATTCCCTGGTGGATTCTAAAGAATCTGCGGTGGATTCTAAACAACCTGTGGATTTACACCATTTCGCATCGAAGATGCGCAATCAGCGGCACATTCCTCACTCATAACTGCCCACAAAGTGGGCGTTTTGAATGAGAAAAGGTGTAAAACAACCTGTGGATTTAAAACAACCTGTGGTAAGTAATCAAAAATACAGCTTCATCCATCCTCTCGTATAAGGCTTATATACTGTTTGAATACATAGTATATAATCTCCTAACCCCATTTTCCGACACATCTTCAGATTGAAATGCACCAAATCGCATCAAACACCTCTGACAAATCTATGCAAAAATACATATTTATAATGAATGCCTTAGAAAACGGGTGGAAAGTGAAAAAACGCAAGGGGTCATACATCTTCACAAAAAGACACGAAGGCTGCAAAAAGATTTTCAAAGACGGATATTTAGATTTTTTTTTAGCAGAAAATATGAAAGCATCCATAGTGAATATATAAATGTCGATATTTTGCATTATAGTATTGCTGGGGTCTATAGCAAAAATAATTGCATATTTTTCCTATAATGTTTTTAATGAGTATATTTTGGCATATTTTTTATGTATTTAGCAGTTTTATTTTATTTAGGAATAATATAATTAAACCGAACCGAAATGGGAGGAGCTCTTATGCAATTAGTCGCCTACGGCGCACAAGACGTTTTCCTTACTGGAACACCTGAAATCACCTTCTGGAAAGTCTCTTACCGCAGACACACCAACTTTGCCATGGAGAGTATCGAACAAACTTTCTCTGGACAAGCCGACTTTGGTCGCCGAGTTACTTGCACTATTGCCCGTAACGGCGACATGGCATTCCGCACCTACCTCCAAGTCACCCTCCCTGAAATCAACCAGGGTTTGGCTGTCTCTGGATCTGACGGTGTCTATGCCCGTTGGTTGGATTTCCCTGGTGAGCAACTCATTGCCCAGGTAGAAGTCGAAATTGGTGGCCAGAGAATCGACCGTCAATATGGTGACTGGATGCACATCTGGAATCAATTGACTCTTTCCTCTGAACAGCAAAAGGGATACTACAAGATGATTGGCCACACCACCCAGTTGACCTACATCACCGATCCCACCTTTGCTGATGTCACTGGTCCATGTGCTTCCAGTGGAGGACCATCTCAAGTGTGTGCCCCTCGCAAGGCTCTCCCTGAGACCACCCTCTACATTCCTCTTCTCTTCTGGTTCAACCGCAACCCTGGTTTGGCGTTGCCCCTTATTGCCTTGAAATCTGTAGGGCACAAAAGTACCCAACCTAAAGCATCCGAGCCCTGCTTTAGGGAAAATTTGTTGGGGTCTCGGGATGATTTTAGTCATCACACCCAGGTGCTAGTTTCTTGTTACTAAGCAGGGAACCAAGGTTCCCCTGCGACCCCTCCTTTTTGGAGGGGAACAAGATGCGACATATCCAAATTGCTGGAAACTCTTAAAGACTTTGCTACTAAATCAGTTTGGAAACATTCTGATGGGCGAGAATGAACTCGCGTATAGTAAAAATGCAAAGTATGATGTCAGTAAAATGATTGAAATAGACAATCAGCAGCCAAGTCTCTAACCCCGATAATGATAATGGGTATGAGAAAGGTTCAACGACTAGACGGATATGGCTACGAGAAGATTAATCATCTTCAATGAGTAGTTAAGGTATAGTTCTAATCCCTGGAAAAGATTTAAGAATTTCTTGAATCGATAAAAATGTTCTTATGAGTAATAGTTAATCTGCATAAGAATTCCAAAAATACTCCGAAAGGAGGGGTAACCGTGAATGTACAGTTTCACGAAGTCAAGATTAACATCGATTTCCGCCCCATCGGTGAGTGCTTGTGGGCCGTCAAGAGTTTGACTGCTAACGAAGGCTCCCAATCTGTCCCCCAGGCTTACCAACAATCCCTTGTTGCCGCCTCTCTCTACATCGACTATGTCTTCTTAGACACTGACGAGAGACGCAAGTTCGCCCAGAACCCCCACGAATATTTGATTGAGCAGCTCCAATTCACTGGTGATGAATCCGTTGGATCATCCAGTAACAAGATCAAGCTCAACTTCAACCACCCCTGCAAGGAACTCATCTGGGTTGTCCAGCCCGATGCCAATGTTGATTACTGCTCTTCCCTCGAAGGTGGTAACACCCTTTTCAAGACCCTCGGTGCCCAACCCTTCAACTACACCGATGCCATTGATGCTCTTCCCAACGCTATTCACGCCTTCGGAGGACCCGCAGAAACCTCTGGTAACAACTCCTTCATCAACGCCTCTGGTCTTTTCCAAATGGGCGGTGCTATGGATTCTGTTGCAACTGCCGCTGCTGCTTCTGCCGCTCAATGGGGATCTGCTCCCGCCACCAATCCTTACGATTTCTCCAACCCAAATGGTGGCGTTCCATCTGGATCCACTGTCTCTGATGCCGGCACCTTCGTGCTTGCTGAGACTGCTCTCGATATGCACTGCTGGGGTGAGAACCCAGTCGTCACTGCTAAGTTGCAGTTGAACGGCCAAGACCGATTCTCTGAGCGTGAAGGAACCTACTTCGACATCGTCCAACCCTTCCAACACCACAGTCGCCACCCCGACACTGGAATCAATGTGTATTCCTTTGCCCTCCGCCCTGAGGAACACCAACCCTCGGGCACCTGCAACTTCTC